GCACGCGCACTGTGGTGGTTGGAGCAGTGATTGAAGCCAGAGCGTTGTTGCGGAATGCCAGTCTCTCTTCTGCCGTCATGGGTTTCTCGTTTGCCTGTTCACGTCGCTGAACTTCTTTCTCAACGAGGTCGTCAGCCATCATGTTCTTGGTGCCTGTAGACCATTCAGCGCCAGTGGGAAGGGTAACCTCCGTGTCAAATGGGATACCTGCCCCTGCGGTATATTCTGCCCCAACTGGCGGGCCGGCGGCATACCGTTCGGCTGAAATACGCTCCATTGCTGCTCGCGTTGGAATGCTTTCAACCGCAGCAGAGATGATATCGGTAAGACTCGTATCCGGCTTGAGGAGAATATCCTGCTCCACCTGCTGGAAAGCATCAGAGAGATACTCAAGTTCAGCGGCGGTAAAGTCTCCCGGTGGTCTGCCAGAGTCAATAAGGGCTCTTACCAGCATCTCCTGGCGTTCAGCCTCGGTGATCTGCTCGTCTTTTGGCTGCTGGCCTTCAAGGATATTCTGTGCGACTTCCATGCCATAATCATTCATAAAATCCTCGAATGTTCCGCCGTATCCGTCAACGATTGCAGCCCGGTGGAACTTATCCCTAAACTTCCCCTTCCCTGTTGTTTCAAGGTATGTGCGTTCTCCTGGTAATAACTCGGGCATTTTGGAAAGGACATCCCGGATGAGGGCCTCGTCTGTACCGTATACTTCCGGCAGGTTAAGCTGGCCGTCCTCAGATATGAGCGGCGTGACTTCCTCATCAAGAAACTCGGAGATATGGTAGAAATTCTCCCTATTATCAAATGCGTAGTTGAGTATTCTGGACTTATACTTAGTCTTGATAGCCCATCTGACTCCGCTGTTCCTGTCTATTTTCTTTACCCACGTATCGAAGGCAACGTCCCAGTTTCTTTCCCCTTCAATATACGTATTTACCGTGTCCCTTGTGTCCTCAAGTTGCTCCAGTCTTTTTCTGCTTGCTTCATCCAGTTCTGCGTCCCCTGGTTTCTTAATCGAGAAGAGTTTATTTGCCTCTCTTTTCACATCTTCCACGGTGATAGCTTTATCTCTGAATCTTGGTAAACTCTTCATGTTAAATAGGAATTCCTGTGCCAATAGTAGCAGGTCTTCATCTTCCCATTCCGTGGATTCCGTCTCAAGTACGGCTGCATCTATCCAGGCACTAAGTATCGGGAAAAGAACCGGGCCATATCGGCCCCACAGCCGTTCTCCAGTAGGGATCATCCCGCGTTCGATATCCTCTAGTGATGTCTCAATACCGGTGTAATCTTGGTTTGTCATCGGATGTTCCTTTCCGCCTGCTCAGCGGTACCACCGCCTGCGGGTGCTTCAACCGGCGGGGTTTCTCCAGGCGGCATATTCTCAGGTGATAGTTCCGGCCTTCCGCCGCCGGCGTTGTTAAATGTACCGCCGGCCTCTGGAGGCCCCTGTCCTCCTCTAGGAGGAATGCCTCTTCCTTCCTGCGGGACAAGGCTCTGCATGAGGACGGAGGCAAAACGCGCCAGCATCTGGGCTTCAAACTGGTCTCCACGCTCAAGCGCTGCTCTTGCTTCATCTCTGAACCGATTCATTACCTGGAAGTTTACAAAGAATGGTGATTCCTCTACCTGGTCACCCGCCTTGCGTCTCACCTCAAGCTGGTCGTCCTGCACCTTGAGGATATTCTCACGAATCCATGTCTTGGACATGAGCGTATCGAGCTGCCTTGCGACGTTTGCCTTCATCATATTGTCCTCGACGAGCCCCCACGGGATGTCGGAGACGATATAGTTGGTATCCGGTATGTCCCTTGGGCTGAACTCCTCGTCGAAGAATCCTGCCATATCCGATCCCAGCACGCCTCCCTGCAAGCGGACTCTCCCTGCTCGGGTTCCTCCCCACCGCCTGCGGTAGTCGCGTAGCCATATCTGCCCGGTTGCCTGGTAGATGTGGCGCATCATGTAGTGGTAGGGTTCGAGGTGAGAACGCGCTCCCTCGTTCATCCGCTCTATTGCAACTCCCGAGACACCGGACAGCGCCTGTCCCATTGCCGTCCACGGGAATGTCGAACGCTGGAATACCTCGTTTAAGAAGTTAATGACCAGTTGTGAGGACGCAAGCTGCGGAGAGAACCGGTGCGGGTATGTTATGTTGGTATCATCACGGTAGGACTGTGCCATACCCATCTCTCCGGGCTCAAGGGTTGCGGTTCCGCCGGGAGAGCTGATAACGGGTGTTGACTGTCCGAGCCGTGCGGCCTCAACCTCCTGCAAGAGGGTGCTCATCTCGCGGTTAATCGAGTCCTGCACTCCCTCAAGCGAGGCAAGGAGTCCCTGCCCGAGCTTTGCGAGGACTGATGAGGCGCTCCTCGCATATGCTGCCGAGAGTTCAACGCCCCCTGCCGGCCCGACGATAACGGGTATCTCCATGAACCCACCCTTCTTCGAGTCGGTTGTCCGGTTAAAGAGCTGCTGGACGGGCATCCACTCGGTCTCGCCGGGGTCTGTCCAGCTCGTATAGGGCTCGTCGGCAATGGTCTTGGTTGAGACGAATACCCCGTTTAATATATCCGGCTGCATCTTGTCCTGCGGGTTGTAGCGTGATTCCCAGTGATCGAGGATAATAACGATCTCGCTCCCGTCGCCGTCGAGGTTCGGGGTGTTCCAGCCGTTTGCATCGGCCATTTCCCTCAGTGCCTGGAGCGGGTAGAAGTATTCGTGATCGACAAATGCGAGGCGCTTCTGGGCACCTCCCCACTCGGGGAAGACGCCTGCCGGGTCCCAGAGGTCTGCGACGGGTGTCGGGTTTCCGTCCCCGTCAGGGATAAGGGCGGTAAACTGTGCGTACCAGCCGGTCATGATAAGCCATGAGGCAAGCCGTCTCTGGTGCCACGGGAGTCCCTGCATGATGAAGTCCCAGTCAACCGAGCGCCAGTTCCCTGCGAGGAAGCGTTCTCCCATGTTATGGAGCTGGCCCTGTGATGCGTTCTGTATTGTTCTCGGGATGCGGTCTATGTGGGGATTGCGTGAGAGGATATAGATACCGAGATCGACGGCATTACGAGAGTCTGGTGTTGCGAGCGTGACCTGTCCCTGCTCCGCGTACATATCCTCGACGAAATAGAACTCGTACCAGCGCCTGATAAGCTCGTTTCGGTCACGGTACCGTCTTTTCCTGCGGACAAAGCCCTTGATGAGTTCCCGTTCCTTGTCATTCAGAGCCATGGCGGAATCCTTTCTCGTTCGATCCTATCTTCTCAGGAGAAACCTCGCTGCAAAGGGTTTTGCGTCTTTTTTCGGCGTATGGGAATAGCGCATCCGCATTCCCTGGTTCCTTGCAGCATGACATAACAGGTCAGCCATGCACAAGTCTAGCACATCGGTATCGTACTTCCCGTCGCCAAGGTCCTGGAGCGTGCGGTACTGGCCGATGAGCTTCATATCCCACGAGTGCCAGGTACCGGTCAGCATGGACTCATGGACGACAGAGACCAGTGGTGCTTTTGTCCAGTGGGAGGTTGGGAATCCTGTCCGTTCGTCGCCAGCCTGGTCGCCTATTCCCTTGTAGCGGTAGATAAGCGGGTACCTGAGCTGTTCGACCACCCGTTCATGGACACCGTGCCCATGGTTATTGCGCTCCCAGCCGACAAGTGCTGTGTTATAGAGCGTTCCTATACCAACGAGGAGTGCCCCGAACTCACCGGGAGTATTATGGCCGCTCCAGGTGGCGCAGTGACGCCAGTCCGAGAGTCTTCTCACGATAATTGCTGATTCGTGGCCCCATGCGAGTCCCTCGGCTGGGTCTCCCATGACGATATAGCTCTCGCCGTTCTCAGGAGGGAGCCAGACGCGGAGTCCTTTCAGCCCGTGATCGCTGTAGAGCGGGGTCTGGACACGGGAGAGGAGGGTATCGAGGTATGACTGCGGCATTGCCGGTCTTCCGACCATTGCCCAGCAGCGAATATCGTCTTCTAAGTGTTCGATAAGGAACTCGCTCTCGGCCTCTTCACCGAACTCGTCGCGTGCCTCGTCGATCTTCCGTCTTCTCCAGCGGATATTCCCGTAGCTCAGGCTCTCCGAGCGCATAAGTTCTGCTTCTGGTGCGGTTATATCCTCTATCGGGCTATCCCCACCAAGGGAATACTCCGGAACCCAGTGCCAGGGGTAGAGTGCTGCCTCAAAGGCTCCCTGACGGTTCTTTGCCGATGAGTAGATACGGTGAAGCGGGCCAAGCGAGTGTTTCGGGGATGACTCGATCACCACGGTAGAGGATGCGGGCAGGCCTGCGAGGGAGCGGAAGATACCTTCTGCCTCCTTGGTCTCGTAGGAGTCGTACTCGGTGAGGTGGACGAAGTGGAACGTGCCTCCACGTGGAGCGTCGGGAGAGCCGCAGGAGATAAACTGGATAGACGAGGTAAACTCCGGATGGCTCTTTGTTCCGCCGAAGCCCATCACGATCTGTGACTGGGATTCGTTGACTACTTCCGGCCTGAGCGGTTCCGGAACGGAGTAGAAGAAGCGGATAATCCGTGCCATGTG